TTCTTTGGTAGTTTACCTTTTTTAACAAGTGTATTAATGTAATCTGCCAAAGTGTTCGTGCGAACTTTATCACCCATCATGTTTGAAACTTTTTGTGCTATGTGACGACCATCTTTTTTAGGATTTAAATCTCTTTGTTGAACATATAACTTCACTGCTTGTTTCATTCTAGCAGGGTGTGAGATTGCATCAATTTTTCTTAATACTCTAGATAACGCATCTTCTGGTGCCTCGTTAATCTCGTGTAACCATGCCTTATGAACTTTATCGGTATCATCAGTAAATGAAACATAGTTTGTTCCTTTACGAATAATTGTTCCCACAATACCATTTGCTTCTATAATATCACCCACGTTCCATATTTCACCAGTGAGATACTTGTCTCGTAACGCTTCGTGTGTATCCATGTTACCCATGTCACGTTGTTCACGAATACCCATGTTCTTACGAACATCTAGATACATTTTTTTTATGTCAGACATTTTCATTGATGTATCATGAAATGGAACACCCTTTGCAAATGAATCAAAATCACTATCAAGTGCAGCTGCTCTCATCTTAGATGCTGACATTCCTTCAACACCCTCTGAATCAGGGTCACGTTCTCCAGCACTTACGACTTGAATATTATCAAATTCGTAAAACCCATGAGATGATTTAACTCCATTGTACTTGGTAAGTAGTGCTTGAAATTCACCAACACGATCAGAACCAGCGACCATGATTATATTTTTAAATCCTTCGTCATGTAGTAATGAAGCAACTTTTAAAAATGTTTTTGCCTTTCTATTTACAGTGATGTTTCTTGCATGACTCTTAAACATCTTTTTCATATATGCAACTTTAGTTGCAAAAGGAAGTGGATTCTTTTTAGGGTCTTGACTAAAAGAAGGATATATGCGATAGGGGCTCGAACCTGCAACACTAGCAGTCTTTTCAATTAACTTTCCATGACCTATGGTTGGAGGATTAAAACGACCAAATGCAAATACAATTGTTTCTTTTTGTTCTATCAGTTCTCTAAACTTCTTCATCTTATCCCCTATTTTTTGCTATCATAATAGCTGCCATGTAGTCATTAGCATCTTTTTTATTAGAGTAAACTTTTTTTAGTTCCTTGGCATGTTTACCACCTGGCGTCATGACTCTTTTTCCTTTAACTTTTTTGTCAGCGTAAACACCAAACTTACCATCTGGCATTTTTCTAACATCTTCATTTGTTTTCCTTGCCTTAATTCGTTCTAGTGCTTTCTTTTTAATCGTAGGTATCATCTTCTTGGCAATCTTTTCAATTGAACCACTATACTTCTTTGAGATTAACTCATCCGTTTTAACTCTTTGTTGAACACCCATTTCATTATACTTTGGATAAAACTTATCTATAATTTTTTTCTTTGCGGCCTTTCGTGCGAGTTTCATGATCTTATCACCACTGGGCAACTTCTTCATTGCACGTTCTTTCTTTTTCTGAAAGGCAGATGACTTTGCGAGTTTTTTCATTCGTATCGCAATCTTTTTTCTTTGAGCTTTACTTACAACTCTTGCCTTTTCGTATACACTAGAAAAAGTTTTCATCGTCTTTTTAGTTTTGTAATTTTTCGTTTATAGGCAGGAGAGGACATTTCTTGTTCAATTTCTTGATGTGCTGTTAGAAAGTCTTGATACTTGTCAATAAGACCTTGAACACTATTCCAATCACCACGTTTTGCAGAAGTTGAAATACTGTTTGCGTCTTTGACTAACTTACTTTTGAGATTGCTTAGACGCATACGACCAAATCCAGCAACTTGAATTTCTGGATTCTCTGCATCTTCTAAAGTGTCAGGTTTTGTGTTTGCGATTGCACCCTTTACTTCGACTATCTCAGACGAAGAAAAAGTCTTAAATCTTTTCATCTCATTTGTCCCATGCCTTGATTGCAGTGAAGTTATTAAAACTAAACTCCATACGATCAACTAATTTAACTGCTCCACCAGTGGCTCTATCTATTGCAACATATCCTTCGGGATTTGTTACTTTGTAGCCATTGTCAGTTCGTATAAAGGTGTCTGTTAGACCCTTCACACTATTTAGTTTTTTAACTATCTTTAGTTTTGCATCAGTGACATGTTTTATGAATGAAACAAGATTAATTAAATTTCTCATTTCTTTTTTAAACTCTCTTAGATATTCGTTCTTTTTATTCTCTAGTTTTTCTTTACTATCATCTCTTTTAAGTTTACTGATTTCTTTATCAAAGTGAACTCTTACATGTGTAAGATAGTCCTGTGCAAATTTTGTAGGATTACCAATTGACTGACCCTTTCGTATGTTTGCATTTTGATATGTTTTAAATGAAGCACCAATTAATTTACCTGTAAGTGAGTTTTGTAGATTAAGAAACTTTTTAAGTTTTGTTGAATTAATTGTACGAAAAGTTTTTCCAGCATTTGATAGATCAGAGGTAACTTCCTCTGTTTCTTTTGTGGTCATTGTGGCTTTACCTGATACATCTTTATATGTTGCATCATCCATCCACACATTATTTGTTTTTTTAAGTTTTGATATATCAGCACCGAATGATGCTTTCATACTCTGTAATTCATCACCTGTATATGTCGTGTGCCAAACCACACCAATTTTTGCCTTGCTGAATCTTTTGCCAAGAACACTATCGACAGGAACAGCATAAACGATAGTATTAGGCTGAAAAGTGTAATATGATTTACCATCAATTTTCTCTGTTTCTAAATCAGTAAACATGAGGTCTCCTTGAAGGACACCTTTTATATTCAGTTTGGAAAACTCAGTGAGTGCTACTTTAAATTTATCTGCTAGATCACCAGACAAATCTTCATTTATCTCTGCTTCTGTTTTATATAGTTTAGGAGTGACATTAAATACAGACTTTTTTGCAACAAAAAATTTACCATCAGCTGGGTCTGTACCAGCAAAAATAGCAGGAGCTCCATCCCACTTTACTGTCATGTTAACTGATGACCGACTTGCACCAGCAAGCATGTCTCTAAGTGAACGTAAAAAGTTTATTGAACCTCGACCACCATCAACACCAAAGTTAAGTATCTCATCTTCTATGTGTTCCATGTGAAGATTTTTACCAGCCTGTTCTGCGAGTAAAAAGTGTTCTGCAAGACTGTTCATTAGTCTTTCATTCCATACACGAATCCATTTATTTCAGATGGATATGTTATTTTAGTTTTTGAATCTAATTGTATGTTCAAAAATTTAAATAATCCTTCAAACATTTTTTTACCCATTTTAGCTATTTTTTCAAATGCTTCTTTTACTTTCGTTATTATTTTTTTTATTAAGTTCTTTACCCAATTAATAGCATTCCTACCAACATCTTTTAGTTTATTAAAAACTTTATCTATGATAGCAAACTCATCTAACTGTTCTAATTCTTCTTTTAATACAGCATTTGCTATAATATCTTTTCTCACCACCTCTTTTACAATACTTTGTAAAGTTTCTTCTTCTTCACCAAAGACAGAACTAATTCTTAATGAAGAATATGGAGTACCTGAACCAGATTTCCAAGCTGAATAAATTTTAACTTTAGATGCATAATCTTTTACCTCTGGTGAAATACTAGGCATCTCTGTAAATTTATTTTTCCCATCTTTAGTTACAGGAATAAATTTAGATATTTGTCCATTGTTAGCATCAAACTCCACACATACACTTGCTCTTGCTTTCTGTAAAGAAAACTTTTTACCACCAGACATTGCTTCATAAATAAGAAATGTCACAAACTCTGGATTTTTTTCAAAGTTTAGATGTTCTTTTATTTTTTCATTTAATTCTTTATGAAATTTTTCTGTTGTAATAAATTGAGCAACATCTTTTTTGTCCTTCGCACTTAGATTCTTTTTACTTGCTTTAGACATATCTTCTAATTTACCTTTAGTATACTTTGTTGATATTTTGACAAAGTTTTTCTCTATTTCTTTTTGTATGTTTTTTAATTGTTTTAGACCTGATTTATCAGTACCAAGATATTCTAATGCTGCTGAATACATAGCAAGAGTTTCCCCTTTTGCACCAGAAGCAAGTTGTGAACCACCCTTTTTCTTTAAACTAATATTATATTTTTCTGAATACATGTCAGTTTTTGGTGTTCCATCTGTACCACCTTTTGATATCCAAAAATCAGATAAGTTTGTTTTACTTTTACCAGCACCAAACTGTATCATTTCATTTGCTTTTAACTTTGCTTTAAAATTTGTTGCAATTTTTTTACCAATTTCTTCATATGTTGGATAGAATTTTTCTGCTGACTCTTTAGCTTTTTTATCAAAATTCTCATTACCTAATAACTTATTATATTGATGAACTATTATATCTTCCCACTCTGCTCCACTAGGGTCTTTAGAACTATCACCACCTGTTTTACCTCCACTAAACCCATTTGCACCCTTTTCTATATTACTCATTTTACCAAAGTGTTTGACTATTAAATCGTTCAGAACTTTTTTATCTTTTGCTGTATCTGGTTTTACGTTGACTTTAAGCTTTGAAAATGCAACTAATTCTTTATCATTAGCAGGGATTTTTTTAAACTTTTTACCATCTGTTCCAATGAGTTCTCCAGCTATTGCTTTTTTTACAAATTGTTGTTGATTATCTCTACTAAAAAAATCTCTAGCTGACATAGTGGCCTCAGTCAAGAACGACTGAACCTTTTCTTGTAGATCTACTTTTTGAGTGCGAGCAGGTCTTAGCTGCTTCATTGCGTATTTTAATGACATACCAAGTTCCCAATTAAAGATAAGTAATTAATTATTTATACTTTGAATGTAGAGAACTTGTCGTACTTATCGCCCTTTCCAAAATCTGTGTTATCAAAAACTGGCCCGTTGTCTTGACCACTATCTGTGATTTCACTTTGTGTTGAATTGGAATCTACATCATAGAGTTTCATCTTTGATCTGTCTACACCAATAATAAATCGTTTATTCATGGTTGGGTCATTGTAACGATTTTTCAACTGTTTGACTTGAATTTGTTTCAATTCCTCAAGTTCCTCTGACGATATAAGTGCAAACATCAAATCAGCAGTTGCAGGTAAACCAAAACTCTCAGAAGTGTCAGTTAAATCAATATCTGAGGAACTAAATCCACTTCGTGTTGTCTGCGTTGCACTTACCACTGGAACATTACATTCGACTGCCAAGCCTCTTAATTCTTCTGCAATTGCCTTAATAACCATGTAAGAGTTTACATTTGAAGCAGCACGATAACGACTTGAAGCACAAATGTTTAGATAATCAATAAAGATAATATCTGGTTTGATAGAGCGTTTAAGAGCAAGTTCTTTAATCAGACCACGAAAGTGACTACTGTTTGCAGATGCAGTTGGATACTCTTTAACAATTAACTGTCCTGTGGTCTTTTTCTGTATTTTTGCAATCTTATCCTCAAACATTTTTTTAGGTAGATTATGTAAATCTTCCATAGATATGTTCATTAGATTTGCATCAATACGTTCTGCAATACGTTCCTCTGACATTTCTAGAGTAATATATAAAACATTCTTACCTTGAGACATGCAGTTAGCTGCCATGTGACACATGAATAAAGATTTACCAACACCAGTTCCAGCAAGAACAATGTTCAAAGTTTTTGGTGGAAGTCCACC